TAGACTTCTTGCGAAGGCTTTTTCAAGATTTCGCCAAGGCCAAATTGTACCTGAGCAGTACGTTTCTCTGCCAGAGGGGGCGTAGGAGGAACGGCTGAGGCTGACTCTACTGGAGCTAGGTTAATAGGACCAGTTCCTACGTTCCCTGTCTCCGGAGGAGCAAGGCTGAGAGGTTCTACTGTAGGATCTACGTTAGGAAGAGACGTAGGTTGAACGTTATCAGGTTCCATTATCTGCCGGTTCCATATCCTGGGAAGAGGTAACGATTTTGCATTTCGAATGCACTTAACCCATTGAAGTCATTAGTGTATGTATCAGGTCCGAAGTTAAAGCCTTTCATCAGATTTCCTGCTGTAGGTCCAACTTTCATCAGCGAGCTGCCCAGACCTGCAATACCTTGGTACATAGCCATCTGAGACTGTTGATTAGACAGCTGACTCTTCAGCATTGAGGTACGGTCGTTGATGTCGAAGAGGTTACGTCCGATCTCAGTGTTCTGGTTAATACCGTTCTCATTGAAGATGCCTTGAGCAGTAATCTGTCCCAGACCACCTTGCAGACCAGTACCAAACTGAGCGCCTTGTGCGGTAGCTGAGTTGATGGCCATTGAACGTTGCAGCTGGACGTTACGTACATTCTGAAGTTGCTGACGTCTGGAATTGAGTTCCATAGCCTTACGTCGTTCTTGGTTGGCAAGTCTTTCTTGCTCTGCAATCTGCTGATTGATTTGATTGGATTTACTAGAACCGAAGATAGAGGCACCACTCCCGAAGAGTGACATTCCCAATCCTACTGCTTGTAGTCCGATACTAATTGGATCCATTAGACACCTGTATTAGAAGTTTCCCAGATGGACCAACCGATGAAATTAAACGGTTCTCCTTCCACGGAAGTTACTTTGATTTGCATTACTAGACCTTGCCCTCTAAGACGGTGTCTACGAAAAGCCATGTTGTAGTCTGGTTCGTCGATTGTTATTAATTGGTTAGCAGACCAACGGCCTGAATTACCTGTGATTGCATAGTCATATTGGCCTTGGATACGATAGCTGACTGGGTCAGTTACGTCTGAAAACATGTACACATATCCAGGTTGCCACCTACGCTGAGCTTGTCCTCTGATCTTATATCCAGTTACAAAATAACTTGTATAGTTTATTCCTCCAGTCCAAGAGACCCAGTCTTCATAGGTATCATCCCAAGGTTCTGAGAAAATGAAATAAGAACTCTCGCCTGAGATAGCTGAAGTTAAATACTTAAAAGCAGCATCAGGACTTGTAGCTCCATAATCTGGAATATAGTTAATCCCGTGAATAAATGGACCAGTTCCCGCTACTCCTTGTTCTATCGTATAAGTGTAAAAAGCTTTGGTTTTTGTGTTGAAGCACAATACTTTGTCAAAGCGATAACGCTCGGCGATGCTCGCAGGATTTTCTGAACGATATATCCAGTGGACTAGGTAGTCTATTGGGTTGTAATCTCCACGGGCAAACTTCTTACTGTCGACTGGAATTTCAGAATAGAAAGAATCGATTGAATTATAGGTCAGAGATTCTACAGTTAGACCCAAGCCTTGCTGAGCAGGAGAGACAGTATAAATACCCTCTTCATTCCAGAAGATAGGCAGTCCTTGCACGTTCACAAAACTATCGGAAGAAAGACTTCTGATATCCGATATTTTAGTGATGGTGTAATCGTTAGCTGTGAATCCAATTCCCTGGGAACCTGTGATGAACCAAATGCCATTGGCAGCGAAGACTAGCAAACCATTCTGAATTGGAAATAATTTATATATTGCCCCCGATCCTTGAATTTTAATCACCCCACCATCCGTAGGCAATAGAGCAAAGAGCGTTTCAGCTGTGGGGCTGTTAGTTTGATAGCATTTACCAAACTCTACTTGCGTTTGCACTACCTGGGAGAAATAAATACTTTCACTCCAAGTGTAAACGGGAATATCTGCACTGACTGAATTCTGGTATGCATCAACCCCCGCGTACCAAACACGTCCCTGAAACCAAGTGCCTGTTCTGGGGCGTAAGACAGTAGTAATTAGAGGTAGAGTGGTTGTGCCTGCCGGACTATTACGATCTTGGTAAAAAGGACTGAAAATAGTCTGTCCTTTAGGGGCAGGAGAGCTTAGAGTTACATTGCCTAAGGTTGTAGCCGGATCGAATACGTCAGATGAATTTTTGAAGTTCCACCATACGTCTGAATTAGAAGGGTAAAAGCCTGTGTCTGTAAACCATTCATTTATGAAACCTACGCTAATAGGCTCAATGTATTGTCCATAGTAAGCTTGCCAGCCTGAAGGAGGATTGTATGTAGAACTTACAGTAATGACTAGAGTCGTGCTTGAGTACGAAGTAACAACTCCAATACCTCTAACATAAGAAGAATTCCAACCGCTTTGAACACCTAGTTGATAGACATTAACACGAGTGCCTGGGGTGATAGTAAGACCTGAGGGAACGGAAGAGTAGGTCCAAGTACTTCCCACTGTGGAAGGAAGACCTGTGGAAATACTCCAAGAAGGACTTGACGTCCAACCCTGATTAATTAGATTGTATTTATGCGTGTCAGATAAAGTAGGAGGACGAGCTGTATCAGATAATCCTGTTTCAGGAAGACCGTCGAAATCACGTACATTCAAAGTGATGGCTCTGCCTACCACGGTAAGGTCACTCAGGTTAAACGTGCAATAGAAAGGTTCACAAGACGGGTGATACACAAAAAGATATCCATTACCATCTGAGAACTGACATCCAATATCTGCGATAGTTAAGGAGCTTCCTACGACCAAGAATGTTGAAACATCAACAGTGCTGACCAGTTTTTGAGTGCTGAGGGGGCTGGCTGTAGTAGCTGCAGTGGCTCTGTAGAAGTACAAAGTTGATCCAAATTGTTCAACTAAAAGTTGAGTAGAACCATCGCCACCTGCATTCTTCCAGAGATAAGTTTGTATAGCCTTACCTGTGGCAGAGCCTAAGCTAACACCACCACCTGAATTTAATTCATATTTAAAACCTTCACGCCGTTTAACGTTTCCAACGATATCAAAGATAACATTGTCAGCAGCTGTAGCTGAATTCTCAGGGAAGTTAAGTCCTGTGAATTCAGTTTTCAAACCACCGGTGAAATTGTTTTCAATACTAGCGCTAGGCTGCTGAGGCATTAGTTGATGACTTCTTTAACTCGGATATTACGGTTAGCAAAGTAATTTTCGACAGTCTTGAGAGCCATCTTGAAGCTAGTAAATGTTTGCTTTAGAGACTCAGGAATACTGCCTGACTCATACTTTAAGGACCAGTGACAGGTTTCTTCGTTCTTAATGACGTGTAGTTTGTTTTCACCGGTGAATAGTTTGGGGTCGGTGTTACCGATCGAAGACTTAGGAGCCTTCCCATCGATTGGTTCAAGCATGAGAACTCGGTCTGAAGAGCTCATCTTGGTATTTGTATTAGCTGTTAGGTAGTCCATTAAAATCTAGTCCTAGTTAAAGTGCGCCCCCAACCTATGCCACCACTCCTACCGAAGTTAGGAAGAGCGTCGAAGTAAGTCGGTCTATTAACCGTAGCTTTATTACGTTGTACTGTACTCCACTGACGTTTAACTTCCTGAGTTGCCAGTTGGTGTATCTGCTGCTTCAACTCAAAGAAAGCTAGAGCTTTAGCTTCGTTGAGAAGCAGAGGAAACTGTTGATCATCCAAATCTGGAATGAAGTCATCTTCCATCTTGAACTCAGGGACGATTTGTCCGAAGCAGAGTGTCTTGGCAGCTTGAAGAGTTACGTCTTGGGTGGCATCATAAGAGTCGAACAGAACCCAGTAATTGCTGAGGACTGTGCAGAACCTAGGAGTGCCGGAGTTCTTGTAGTACAGAGTGAAGTTGTTGACTGTGTCATTCCAAGAATCAGTGAATGTGAACGAAGATACATCGCTCTCCGAAGGGGAGAAACTGTTGATGTAGTCAATAAATTGTTCGATTGGAAGGATGGTTACGTATTGATAGCCCGGAGGATCTTGACCATTGATGTTCTGATTTATGACCCAAGAGCTGTAAGTACCTGCGCCGATCTTATTTGTGATGTTTACGGTTAAGTCGTAGTTGGTGTAGTCAGTGACTGTACCAAAGATCATGTTGCTGCCAGAAGTGCCAACCATGAAATCTCCGATCTTAATATCCAACATATCATCGTTGAGAACAAAGACTTTGACACCTAAGCTAATAGCGTTAGAGGTTACGGAAGTAGCGGACCACGCTGGTTCAGGATCAGGGAGATCTGTGTTGATGTCGTGCTGTGACGTGTTAGTCTGAAAGCCAGTATTAGAGTCGAAGTACTTGATGTACTGGATTTTACTGACGCCGTCTGGAACGTACATCAGAACGGGACTGGTGCCGTCAAGCGACGGATCAAGTTGAAACCATTCTTTGTGTTCTGGAAGTTCTCCTCGAGAGACAATGTCGTTGTACTTATTACGGATGATCTGAGCAACCTGCATTGACTCAGTAGTATCTGAAATACTATTGACTTCGTCGGAACTAAGTGCAGAAAGAATGTTCTGCGTCATATCTAAGAGAGTTTGTTTCATGCCTTTGCAATCCTCGTTACGTTGACAGCTCCTTCGTAGAGGAAGTAGAAGCCAATCGTAGCCATAATTACATTCCAAAGATTAGGATCTAGAGCTTCAGTGCGTCCGTGTGTCCACTCACCCAGAGCTTTATCCCAGACGTAGATTTTAAACAGAACCGTTGCGACAGAGCCGCCGATGGTAGCTCTGATAATCGCATTGATATTAGATCGTCCACTCTCAGCGATGAGCACATCACGCTTAGCTTCCAAGGAAGAAATACGTTCCTGAGAAGCAATCTTAGCCTCTTCAGTCTTAGCACTGATCTGCTTCAGACGTTCATTGGCAATAGCGTTCGTAATACCGTTGACAGTAGTGAACAGACCCGGGATTAGATTGAAGATTAAGTTCCACATCAGAGGTTAGCGTTTCTACGTCGCAGGTATTCCTGCCAGAGACCGTTAGCTACGAGACCTAGGGAGAGCCATACAGTCTGGTTGAAGGAGAAAGCTTCACCTACTCCGTAGTTAGCCAGCTGAGTCCAGTCAATAGACGCCAGAGCAGCTAGGATGAAACCTACGGCAACCTGAAGACGAGACCAGAAGATGATCTCGGAGTTTTTGAACCAAGCTTTGAGGTCAGACCAAAGATTACTGAACATTTAATGTCTTTCTAAATTGAAGGAAGCTATATACTCCGTAAGCCAGAAGAGACAGACCACCTACGATGATCACGTAAGGCAGAGCCTGTTCACCCCACTGGTATAGAGTGGCCAATACACCGGCACCTGCAGCGGTAGCGCCTGCAGCAGTTCCTGCGTTGGAGTTGAAGATACCTAGGAACTTGATGATGCCTGCACAGCCTAACTGTTTATCCACAGCAGTAGCGCTGAAAACCCCGTCACTAACGTACTTACCTTTAGTGTACTGATTAGTTCCGGACCAGATGTATGGAGAAGGAAGTCCTTTACCAGAGTAACCAAGACCATTGTATTGTTCCAACATTGCTAGAGAACCACCAACAGACCAGTCTTTATTACGAGCTGCGTAAGGAGCACAGTTGACCAGAGCATCGACAGCTCCATCTTCCCAAGAAGCGAATGGACCACGTCCCTTAGGAACAATGGTTGTCTTCTTGCTAAGAGACTGTCCATTGCCTAGATAAGTGTTGAAATTGAGGTTGGACTCACGGTAATGAACAACACCGATGAACCACCAAGGAACACCAGTTAGTTTGGAGACTTTATCATAACGAGCCTTGTTCGCGGTAATACGAGAAGCTGCACTGCGAAAAGCAGGAGCCATGGACTCAGGGATTTTACAAGCGTCCCAACGCTGTTTATTAAGTTGTGCTAGAGTAGTCATTAAATAATTCCATATATTTTTACTGTTCCGGTTAAATTGCCAGCCAAAGCTTGTATTCTAAACCCTGTTACCGCAGCTGTGTTGGTCCAAAATCCTGCGGTATTTCCCCCGAAAGCTGAACTAAACCCTGAATTTGAAGTTGTAAAACTTCCTCTAATAGGTTTATACGTACTAGTATCAGAAGGATTTGCTATTTCATAAGAACCGGTTAAACCAACTCCTGTATTGGATACAGACGGCGGGCTAATAAAATGATAAGTAGTGGAATTTTGCGCTGCAGAAGCCGCCCCAGAGAAATAATTAATAGCGGTTACGTAATTGGTAGTTTGGAAGGTTCCTCCGCTATGCACTTGCAAAGTAAGGGTCGTATCTCCCGAGCTGCTTCGTAAATTAATAACTTCAATTATATATCTGCTATAAGTAGAAGTCAGAGAAGAAGTGTCCTGTAAGCTACTTGATACCCCTGAAGCTACTAGAGTATTTAATAAAACAGGCCCAGGAGGGATTGCCCAAGTTGAGTCGGCTCTCAAATAGTTAGTAGTGCCTCCCCCTGAAGCTGGAGCTGCACCAGAAAGAGAGGATGTAACGGGGTTGATTAGAGAAGTTAGTTGGGTCTTGGATAAATCAGAAGCTGCTCCGGAAGTAGACAGTCTGCCTTTAACTGTATCTCCAGCCATATTGAAAGTAGCTGATCCTGGAACTGTTAAATTGCCTCCATCGCTCAAAGTAAGTGCGGCAGAGGTGTAGGCGTTATTAATGACTTGAAAATTGCCTAAACTGTCCACTCGAACATATTTATTACCAGATGTAATACCGGGAGCTAAAAGTTTAATTAAATCAGCAGTACCAGCTGAATTATTGCTCAGAATTAAAGGCCAAGTTCCACCTCCATTCTTAGTCAAGGTAACGGTATCCGCACCGTTTACTGCCCCAGAAACTGTAGTGGTCCCAGTGAAAGTTGGATTAGATATTGTGGGGGAAGCTACGTCAGCTTTTGTCGCCGGACTCGTACCACTGTCTGCAACAACTTTACCACTAGTCCCAGTGAACATTGGATAATTGCCAGATACAGCAGAGACTGGGCCTAAAATATTACCGTTGCCAGTTCCTTCCACAACTTCTGTTAGATCAATAAGACGTACAGGTTCATTGTCTGTGAGAGGTTGAGGGAGATTTAAAACACGTTGGGAATTCATGTCCAATTCAGAAGTCATCTGATTTGGAACAGTTCCGTCTCTAGACAATGTTTTCTCTACAGCAGCTTCAATAGCATCGTTATTTGCATTGATGGTATTGATGGCTGACTGTTCATTTTGAAGTGAAGATAGATTTGTAAGCGTTAGTTTAGCCATTAAGCCATCACATAAATTGCAAGCTCGGCACAATAGATATCAGCGCCAGCGTTAGGAGAAGTTGCGAAACCCCAGACATTGGAGTACGAAGTTGATTGATCGCTTGAAGTAACTGTGTACCAAGTGCTGTTAGCTCCAGAACTCCCCACAGCTAGGGTCCCCAAGAGAGTTCCATCTGTACTGTTGGCAGGCGTGCCATTCTTGGCATACAAATAGATAGTTACGTTACCAGTGTTAGTTAAACCAATGTTAGTCGTAGAACGCCACTCAATGTGATGGATTGGAAAGCTAGAGGTCATAGTTTTACCTACATATCCTCCGGAAGGACCAGCGTTAGGTCTAATAGCTGCAGTACTATTTGTTTGAGCTAAATTACCATCAAACGCTGCGGCCAGAGTGCCGTTGCTAGTCAGATTTCCGATGTTAGTGCCTGTGGTTCTGTCGTAGAGAGTCGCCGACAAACCTTTAGAAGACATCCAACCCCATCCAAACTGTGTCATGTTGAGATACTTCCCATCAGAAGCCAAGTGTCTGAGGCTGTTTTAACCAGAGTTCCACCTGAATATTGTTTAGTCAATTTCTTCTTACTATCTTCAGAGTTGATTGTGACGCCAGAGCCTTGAGCTAAAGTAACTTGACCGGCTCCTGTGGCTGCCACGTCAATTTGAGTGCCTGTAGGAAAAGCTACTGAAGAATTAGGAGGCACTGTAACAGTCACTGGAGATGCGTTGGCAAACGTACAAGTATTACCTGCGTCACCTATTACAAAAGTATAGGTAGTTCCCGTCTGGGCATTTATAGTTCTTGTTCTGGGAGATACACCTGTAAGAGTATTACTAGCATAATCTATAGTTTTATTTGTCAGGGTAACCGCAGCAGAATTCTTAGTAGCGTCAGATGTATTATCTACGTTACCTAAACCTACATCTCCCTTAACAATACCGGTAGGAGTTGTGATAACTGGAGAAGTGCCAAATACAAGAGCTCCTGAGCCAGTCTCATTAGTTACTGCTGCAGCTAAATTAGCACTCGAAGGAGTGGCTAAGAAAGTAGATATACCTGCCCCTAGGCCAGCAATACCTGTGGATACAGGAAGGCCTGTAGCATTCGTAAGTGTTGCAGATGATGGGGTGCCTAAAGCTGGAGTTACTAATGTAGGTGAAGTGGCTCTAACAACTGCACCAGTTCCAGTGTTGGTTGTGGCAGCTACACCGTTAATTGAAAAAGAATTACCCGTGCCTGCAGTATTAAAAGTTTTATTGGTTAAAGTATCTGTAGTTGCTTTACCTACTAAAGTATCCGACGAAGTCGGTAAGGTTAAAGTTCCCGTATTAACGATAGTGCTTATTACAGGAGACGTGAGTGTTTTATTAGTTAAAGTCTGTGTATCTGTGAGAGTGACTGCATCAGAGATACCATACCCAGAGACTGTAGTTGGCTTAGAGCCTATTTGAGCGAAAGTATAATCGTTGGTTGCTGCGGTGACAGTTCCTGTACGTCCAAATACAGAGTTAACTGGAGAAGCTGTATTAGTCACCCACATACTTCCATCGTAAACCCTGAGTTCGTTTGCGGTGGTGTTGTAATACAAATCACCTGAAGTAACTGGATTACCATTACCATCGACTGTAGGATTAGTGGCGGAAGGCCCTAAGTATTGGCTTCGAAAATTAAAAAGAGATGTAGCAGAATTAGTCTCTGATGTTGCGGCGTTAAGTTCTGAAGTATGTGCGTTGGAAGCTGAAGTAGCGGCATTACCTGCTTGTGTAGTAGCTATTCCGGCTTGAGTGGTTGCAGTACTTGCGCTGGTAGAAGCGTTGCCTGCTTGAGTAGTCGCAATGCCTGCTTGGGTTGTAGCAATGCCTGCCTGCGTAGTTGCAGTGGTCGCATTGTTACCTGTGGTAACCACATCTGCGTGTGTTAGAACAACGTCTGCATGTGTTAAGACTACATCAGCGTCTGCGAGAAGACGATCAGCGTGTGCGGCAGAAGCATCCGCAGAAGCATCGGCAGCGCTGACAGCAGCGGCTAATTCACTCGCTAAAGCAGCTGCAGCGCTAGCAGCAGCGTCTGCTGCGTATTGAGGAGCATCGCCAATATCCTTCAATCGAGCAGGCTCGAGAGGACTTCTGGGAGCTGGAAGATTTAAGATCTTATGGGAGTTCATGTCTAGATCAGCTTCCATATTGTTAGGAGCTGTTCCGTCTCTGAACAGTACACGATCAAAAGCACCCTCGATGATTGCACTATTATCGTTGATTGTATCAACGGCAGTAGGATCATTTTGGATGCTAGTTAAGTCGTCTAGAATTATCTTAGACATTGAATTCCTTAGTTAAAGGGGGCTTGCGCCCCCAATAACATTAGCTTGCCGTAGTGATGGCGGCCCAACCAGTCGTACCATTTGTATTTACATACAAACGGGTCGACGTGGACGAACCAGCCGTGCTAAGGCAAAGAGTGCCTTTGGGAGCCGAGACAGTCGGAGGACTGACCTGACTCACAATGATCTGAGGTACGGTTGTAACCGAACCCTGAGCGTTCTTGGTAGCTCCAAGACGAACAGAGCTAGCTACAATTTCAGTACCACCGAGGTCCATTTGAGGAGTATACGGCATAGTCGTTTACTCCTTACTGGGTGATCGGGGGAACGCCACGATACTTGATGATGACCTTGATCAGACCAGTTCCTGCGGAACCAGCAATCTTAGCCGTCAGGTAACCGGGGACGGTACCGAAAGTAGTACCAACCTTGGTACCAGCGCCACCAGCGGTCGGAGGACCGGTGAGGACTTTGGTTTCACCAGCACCGTTGATGTCAGCAACAACAACCGCATCTGCGAAAGCGTTATCGGCAATCGTAGTAGAACGGTCGAGCTGCATAGCACCAATGCTCAGCGAAGTGATAGTCGCAGCAGCCGTTTGGGCTTCTAGGATTACCGAGTCGATGAACACGCCAGCCGGGACAAACGTAGTGTCAGCCTGGATAGCAGCAGTCGTGGTGAGGGTTGAAACGTCGACGAAGAACTCAATCGTACGGTCTTCACCGTAAGATTTATAGTCACCCGCCGTAGTGGGGATAGCCTTAGTAGTACCGTATTCGATATACAGACCATCTGGATTTAGCCATGAACCTGCCATGTTATATTCTCCTTATCCTACAATCGTAGTGTCGGTGATTACAGTGACCAGGTTTTCTGGACGGTAGAGCTTGAAACCCCATTCCGCAATCGTGAGATACTCAGTCTGCTGGAGGTCTTTGTTGAACTCCGAGTAAACCGTCGGCATCTGACGGAAGCCACCGATCATAGGCATTGTGTCGCCCGGGGTAGCCGAGAAGAAGAAGTTAGCAACACCGTTGGTGACAGCCGTGCCATTGATGGTTTCCGAAATACCTGAGGGCAGATAATTGGAAATGTAAATGTCAAAGCCATAGACGTTGAACATAAACTTGAAGCCCGTCACGCCGCCATCGTTGACGATAGACGCCCAACGCTGATTCGGAGAGATGAGGGAAACAAGGTTAGCCTGCGTCTGCAGAGTGTAGGCCACCGAAGGGTCTACAACTGCAACCAGATTCGTGAGAGGAACGTTAGCCTTTGTGAGGGCGTACTGTGCCTTTACGAAGTCGAGAAGGGAGATGGAGTTACCCGTGCCCTGTCCGACGAAACGGTGGTTACCGCTGTTGATGGTGTTGAGGTTGCTTGGAGTCTGACCGGCGTTCATCTTAGCGAAGATGTTCGTTTCGACAGCTTCCATAAGAGCACGATGCTGGCGAGGCACGAAGGCCGCGATCACGTCGCTCGAATAGAAAGAGTCCCGCTTGAACTTCTCAGAGATAGCGTTAGCCGTGTACTTGTAATTGTCGAAGTTAAAGGTAAAGTTACCCGTATCCATCGCATTGTACTTGACTGCCATATTCTCGTTGAAATCAGCAGTCTCAGCTTCACCGATTGATGGGATATTGATGAGATATCCATCTGGGAAGTCAGAGATAATCCGGACCCACTTCATAGCAATAAGGTCATCAAGGAGCAATTCCTTGATCTGCCGTGACCAGAGCTGACTACGAATCAGATGCTGGTTACCGGCGGAGGTAAAACCTGCCATGTGTTAAGTTCCTTAAGTTTGTTTAGATGTTGAAGTCGCCATCCATAAAGGCTTCGCCTAGTTCGATTGCGTCTTTCTGCATCTGGATGTTTGTTTTTGGATCGTGATACAGGTCTGGCTTTGTCTTACGAAGCTCTTGGTAATAGGACCAAGTGCGCTTCGGACCACCACTAGGTGAGAATTCGTTTCTCAGACTAGAGAATGGAGGAGCTTGGAAGTTCTCAGTACGCTTAGGCTGATCTAAGCCAAGTGCTCTTTCGAGGAACTTGGGCTGTTTACGAGCCATGTCGTTGATTGTTTCCTTGTTCAATCCCAGATTCTGCATCTGTTCAGAAAGGAATTCCTGGGCATTCTTGCCGTGGACTTCCTTCAGTTTTGATTGGATGTAGTTGAAGTTTGCATCTTCCTTCTCACGAGTCTTCGCTGTGGAATACTCCTGCTGGAAGAGGGACTTAACGTCTTCAATCTTAAGGCCGGATTTGTCTTCGTCAGTATCGGGTAGTTTGTCTGACATGTTGTTACGCTCGTTCTCAATCTTCTTGAGTAGGTCGTCGAGCTTATCCTTTGCCGCGTTATCTTCGCGAAGAGCCATGTAATCAGCTCGCATCTCGTCCAATTTCTTGGTCAGGATGTTGATCTGAGTATCTGCGTAGAATTTACCTTTGGCTAGTTCTTCAGGGGTCTTGAATTTCTTGCCATCTCCTACGAGTTCTTCGAGGTAGTTCTTACTCGGGTCTAGAGTGTCTTCATTAATTTCTTGGAATAGATCGGTCATGATTTCCTTAGGGCCTGGTCAGGCGTGATTAGTGTTTGTACTTTACGGAGTGCCGCTTTCATGCCGTTGGCATGGGCTTGACGGTAACTCCAGTTCGGCGAGTCATAAGCTTTAGGAGATAACTCCTGAAGCTCAATGTCCTTGTCGAGTTCTAAGATGATCTCGGAAAGGCGTTCTAGTACTCGCTTCGAACCTAGAACTTCATTCGTAAAATCTTGTTTTTCTTTTTCAGTGGGTAGGTGTTTGGTCCACGCTACGTTCATTGAGGCTGTTGTCCTTGCATCTGCATCTGAGCTAACTGGTCTTGTCCCATCGCATCCATGTCAAAGTCTTCACCCATACCGGTTGCAGTTCCCATCTCCTGATGGAGCTGTTCCTGCAGAGCCTGTACCTGACGCTGTCCGTCGGCTTGTTCGGCGATGTTGACATACGGAAGCACTACTTCGTAATCCTTGAGATCAAAGATATCTTCGTAGATTTTGGCCAGTTTAATGCTGGACCAATGCTGCTGAATGAATGGCCACATATTCGAAGAAGTCAGGCCATTGAGGTTCTGAACCAACTGGGCTTCTTCTGCGAAGTGTCTTGCGGCTACAGGCTTGATACGTCCTGCGCCTGTGATATCCTGCGGAGTAAGTGTCTGGAAAGTAGACATCTTGAACTCATCATCGAACACACGAATAGTCGTTGCACCAGCCATATTACGCTTGGCTAGTTCCAACATTGCGTTGAGCAGAGGCTCAACCATCTGTTCTTCGAACTGGTTGATCTTATTCTGGTAGACGCGTGAAGAAGCATTCTCTAGAGATTGTACTTCGTACTTAGTCTTTTCTCCCGGAGAGCGGATGCCCATTGCTTCTCTAGGAGCACCAGCCATCTCTTCCATCAGAGTGGAGAGATTGCCAATTTCCATGTTTGACTGCATGACCTGTACGTCTGGCTGGACGAGTTCTACGTCGCCTTCCTCAGAAGTAAAGATCTTCTCACCTGGCTGCCAAGTGAAGTCTTCCACGAAACCCTTGATCTTCTGGACTGGATATGTAACCAAGTCCCAGATGTCGGCCTTCATGTTCTCTACGTGGTCCATGCGATACTGCATACCCACGAGATTGTCTAAGGGACCCATGCCCCAAAGGTTATCCTGTTTCTTGCGCCAAGGAACATGGAATATAGGAGGATAGCCAAAGTAAGAGGGATTAGGCTTATTGCCAATGAGCTTATGGCGGTCCACAACCGTGATGACACGGTTCTTTTCGAAGGTCTTGGTGTAAGGGTCATACCAATCGCCGTAGAACGTCAGTACTTCGCAGTAGTCTGAAAGTAGATATGCTCTGAAGGATGTGAAACCGTCCATGGCATAGAGACGATCTCTTTGGATCCAGTCTCCATCGAACTCACGTGCACGGAATCGAATGTCGAGTAGGTAATTGTAGAGTTCCTTGTATTCTTCTTGATTCTCATCTGTAGTCATACGTTCGAGAAGTTCCTTAAGCTCTCCGAGAGAGATTACAGAACGTACGAACTTAGGGGACTTAGTGAACTCTTCTGCAACAGGGTTCATAACCATATCCAGAGGATTGATGCGACGAATAGCCGGACCTACATAACCGGTCTGTACTCGCCCATCTTCAAGAGCTACCTGCTGGTCCTGCCATTCGACAGTAGCGAAGCAGTTGCCGAAATCGATGTAATCGAGAATGATCTTATCCATTTCGTGCTTAAAAGAAGGTTGTTCGATGGCCCAGCACATGTAGTTTGTGATGGCATCGCGCTTGTCTTTCTGAGCTGCATCTCGTTCGTTAGCTTCCCAGACCAACCACTTACGTTTCGGAAAGAGAGTGGCCGTGTAGTTCGAGTAGAGGTTGTCTCTGATCTGACAGAGCTTAGGAATAGTAGTCTTGTTCTTCCAAGGCAGAGTAGCGTTAGTAGTCTGCGTGGTATCCGTGGCGTATACGTACCTACGGACCTCTTCCTTGTCGTTCTTCCAAACCTGACGCATAGAATCCCACTCGAGATACTTATCGGTGAGACGTGTGGCCAGAAGGTCCGGAGAGATAATGTTTTCTAGTTCTAGGACTTTTCCAGTTATGACACGTACTCCAGGGCTGATGCCATAATCTTAGGGTCTTCTTTTAACAAACCGATGGCGTGATTGCAGGACTGACAAAGTAGTCCTCGAACTTCTTTAGTCTTATGGTTGTGATCCACGTGTAGTTTCTTCTTCAATTCAGACTGGTGGGTCTTACAAATTTTACAGGAGCCACTTTGGGCTGTATACATTTCATTATATTGATCAATTGTAATTCCGTAATGAATTCTATACTTTTGGTCTCTGTTCTTTTCATTCCAAGTTCTGCTCGGATTAAATTTATTGGCACACTTTAGCGAGCAATAAAGCTTACCTTTATAAGTGTGGTTGAATTCCTTGCCACACTTACATTGTTTACCGGTCATGAAGTACCGCCAAATCGAGAGTGGAAGGTGAGTGCATTGGTGTTAGTTTTCTGTGTCCTGTAGAGATTCATAGGAGGTACTGCGAAGTCGATTGCTGATGTGAGAGCGTCCTTGACGTCGTCGTGCGCTGGATTAGCGTACAGCAGCTCTTCTTCCAGAACTTGAGTGTTACCACCCTGATAGTGCCAAATCTGTTGATTGGCGTATCTAGGCTCCAGAGTAGCCATGATGCGTTCCTCTTTAGATCCCTGCCACCTAGTAGGTCTGTGTTCGTCGATTGAAAGAGACAGTCCGTATTTACGGATGTAGTTATCTTTCAGATCATTGACGATGACCACTTGAGCGGCAGTTACTTCTGCCCGTAGCTTCCTGAAACCCCATTTTTCATATAATTTAAGGATGTGGGGGTAATAGTCGGAAGGTCTATCGGCTTTGAAGCGATCTATTTCGAGAATGTAATAGTTATTCTGTCCATCCACTCCGACAACGACAATAGCTGTGTAATCGCTTTTTGCTCCGAGGGAGTAAGCGAAGTCCACTGCGGCAACGACGTTAAGTCGTTCTCGCTTATAGTACCAATGCCCATCTTTTCGGATGAGGTGGCTTTGGTCGTAGTACTGAAACAGATTGCGCTGTATGGGGGACGAGTCGACATCGTGAGGGTCGTTATAATACTGGGCTCGAAAGTGTAGCTTATTGAGGTACTGGGATCTTTTACGTGCGAGTTCTTCAGCATTGAAACCAAACCATCGACCGTCTGATCGTTGGGTACGGGGCCATAGGTATTCACCCGTGCCGTCTCCCGCCGTCTCAACAGCGTGTTCTTTACATTCGAATAGAAGTTCTTTAGAAATTCGATTACCGTACTCATCGTACTGTTCAATCTCCATCCCCATTAAATCTGAGTAGAGATCTTTGGGGTGGTATCGAGTACCAACAACCCACTCTCTTGCGCCTACACCTTCAATGGAAGAAAGGTAGCCGTACTGCTCTTTTACTTTTTCTCGTCCTTCTTCGAGGTACGCGTTCGATGCGACGACCACGTCATCCAGAATTGCGATATCACAGTGCATACCAACAATGTTACTAGTAAGACCCGCAGTAAAAATGGTTGGGTCACGTACTGACTCCTCTGCACGCTTAGGATGGTCTACTGCAATTTCCCGTTCAGTCCATTTCTCTCGCTTAGCTTCTTCTTTGTTGACCATATCCGGCCAGTAAAGACGGACTTGATCTGAAGCTAGAATGTCCTTGATAAACTTCAATTGCTTAGTAGCAAGATTGGAAGTAGAGGAGATGTAGAGAATTCGAATTGAGGGGTCTTTGATTACTTCCCAAGCTGCTCTGTAAGCTATTAGAGCGCTCTTCATGTGATCCCGAGGAAGTAGAAGAAGCTGGTGAGTGGAAGCTGAGGATGAAGTCCACCAGCTGATTACGTCTCTGTGGACGTTGCCGAGCATACGCTTAGGATGGATTAGTTGGATGAAATAGGCTAGGTCAGCCTCGGCTTGAATACGTTTTGCATCTCGTTCAGGGGAGATGGTACCCTTCTTAGGTCTTCCGGCCAATGGTCTTGGTCCTTACGTAAGTGATCCTGAAACCACGTTAACTTTAGTTGTTCCTTCGGTGAAAGGAGAGTCGGAGACCATCAAGGCTCCTGATTTATGTCTGGCTGTAGGCTGTCCAGTTACATACTTGAAGACAGTCCAAGCTCCACAGGCGTGGTAAGCACCTACGATATTAGCTCCATCTACTTGAACGACGTTAATGGAACCGTCATCTGCAATGAGACCTGTCCGTGTAGAACCATCTACTACGGTAACGTTCAGGATACCGTCTTTATCATAAGAGCCACTCATTGTTTCTTTTCCTTGATGAAACCTTGTCCATGGGACAGTTCATCTACTTTCTTCTCAATCATGTGAATTCGAGTGTCTTGCACGGCTACTTGGGTTAAGATCTTTTCAAGCTGCGTAAAAGCTTCGGTCATTGCTTTCTGGTTGTTTTGTATGTTTCGGACGTCGTGCTTCAACACGTTTACGTCTCCTTTGAGTGCGTAGAACGCGGCAGTTGCTGCAGCGATCAGAAGGGCGCTCTGAAGAAGATTGCCTACGGTGATTGAGTATTCCAAGATCATACTTACATGCTTATAGCTGATTTATTGGGTAGAACCAGCTTGGACTTCCTTTTGATTTCCATTGTGTCCTGAGGTCCCAGAAGGAGCTGCAGTGCTTTCTGGTTCAGGATTCCCTGAAGTACCAGTACGCCTGCCAAATCAAGCTGATCTAAAGCAGCTTCGAGACTTTTCTGGGGGGCTTGAGGTTCGTTGAGGGTTGGAATCAAGATTAAATCCTTAGGTTAAATTAAGTTGCGTATTATAACATATATCACTTGACTTTGTAAATACTTATGTATATGCTGACGCAACGAAAGGAGAACTTTATGCTTGGATTAGATATAGAACAAGATGCTTGGACATACGCTAGAGCTGCTCATGAG